TTCTATTGGTCTCCAAGATGCATCTAACTTTAAAGTATGTGTTGTATCATTATTGCCCACATAATAATTAGTTTTTAGAAAACAGTTTAGAGGTTTGAGAATCCATTGGAAGCTTTTCTGCCATAACGTCTGAAAGGCTAAAGGTCTCAATAAAGGATTTTAACTCTCCAAATGCTCTTTTATAGTCTGGTTCCATAACGACCTCTGTTTTTCCACCATGTCCATGTATAGCAGATACTTCTCCAATGCTATCATAAATTGTAACGCTTGGATGGTCGCTTAACCAAGTAACAGCAACTTTGCCATTATCAAAGATAAAACCTTGAGCAACTCGACCTGTGCCGGATATCCCTGATTCGTCCTCAGTTCTTCTTAAATAAAAAATTTTCATAACCACATATCTCCATCATCTTCGGTGCTTTCATCATCATCTATTTCGTTTGTGTTTTTCTTTTCTAATGCGTCCATTTCTTGTTTGTGTTTAACCGATATAAATTCCAGAGTGTCCATAAATACTTTAAAATATCCTTCAGAGGTTAAAGGTGTTATTTTAAGGGTTCCACGATGAATGAAGATTTCTGCTAGATCTTCAACAGCAGAAGAAACAGTTATCGTTCCAGACACCTCTGTTAAAAAACAGAAGTTCTTTTTAACAATCAAGAAGGAATTCAACTCTGTTAAAAACAAATGTTCTTCTTTCTCAGACATTCTCCCCAGATAGATCCCGTGTTTAATTGCTTTCTTTATTTCTTCACTAACGTCCATATTAGTCCTCTTCTTTAAATAGGGGAAGTAAAACATTATTAATTAATTCCAAAGTTTGCTGTGTGTTTTCAACGGAGAAAGAATTTGGTGATAAGAATTTATAAATTTCTTCATCATTGCCTCCCTCATAACATCTGTCACCAATAAACCATTTTTTATGGTTTGGAAAATGAACAAGAGAATGGGTTTTATCCCAGCCATTTGGATAAATATCAAAACTAGTCTCTCCACCAAGTTTAATAGATACATTTAAATTTAAATTTGTAACCTCTTGTTCTAACTGATCTAATAATACTTTGCGAAAATTTAATTTATTAAAGTTTCTATCTAACTCAATAAATTTATTTCTTTCTTGCTGAGAAGCATTTCTACCTATCGGACACCAGTTAATTGTTGAGCCTCGATAAGAGATAAAATGTCCTGTTAGCGGAAACTCATAGTGATTACATATATGGTTCTGATACTCTATTAGAAGCTTCATCAGTATATGAAATTTCTTTTCCCCTATTTCTTTTTTAAAATCTTTTTTATAAATTAATTTATGCTCTTCATGGTTAAAAGAAGGAGGAGCATAATATTTGGTACCGTTGCAGGGAAGTAAATGTAGATTATATCTGATTCTGGAATTGATCAATAAAAACTTTAATTGTTCTTTTAGGTAATTGATATCACTGCCTGTCACAATCCCAATGTCAGAATAATGAGTTAGTACTTTCAAGGGTCCTAAAAGGTTTAAGTCCAAAGATTGTCTTGGAGGAGTGAGTGTTCCATCCATATCAAATAAAATTATTCTCTTCATTTGTCTCCTTGTTTTTTAAAATTGTTTTTTATGTTGTACTACTATTATAACACATTGAGGCCCAAGTGTCAAGTATTATTATTAACTTTTTTTCCACTTTTTAAAACAATCTCACAAATATGCTCTAAACGCTCTATGTGTTCATAAGCAGCCCAAGGATTATCTCCAACTGAACAAACTCCATGATTGGCTTGGCCAACAATATCAAACAATAGCAATCCATTTTTATCTACCATGTTATCATAAGTTGCTAGGGCCAATTCTGTGGAGATCACTGGTAGTATAGGGACAGAGGGGCCAACTTTGGTATATCTAGAAACTTCCGGAAATTCTGCTGCTAATGTTTGAAGGTCCCATCCTGCGTACATTGCTGCTATTATGTTTGTAGGGTGCAAGTGCACCACTGATCTAGTCTTTACAGCGTCCTTCTGAAGCATGAAGTGCATAGCAAGTTCTCCGCTTGGATTGGAGCCTTTAGGTGCTTTATATCCATTTTTATTAATACCTATCTTGATCACTCCTTCTGGGTGAATTATAGTTTTCCTCCATCCTGAGGGTGTGAGATACATGGTTTTCGACTTGCTTCTTCTCACACTTATGTTTCCATCCCTCGTAGTTATCCAGCCCTTCTCATAGGCTCTCCTCATCACATCTCCAATCGCTGTTATCATTTTCTCTCCTGTAATCTTAATAATCTTTCTTCAGCATATTTCTCTTTCATGACTTCCAGCCCTGCATCAATTTTATCAATTGCTTTTTCTAATAATTGTTCTTGCTCCATCAAGGCAGACACAATTTTCTCTTGATGATACTGTAACCTCTCAGCAGATAACCTTTCCTCTTCTTTCTGATCTTTCCTTTGTTGAAAGTTCATCCATAATAAACTCGCAGTCCAAAGACCCAGTGGTCCATATTGAGCCAATCCTTCAATTAAAATCTCCATTCATAATTCCTCCGATGATGGTTGCTTAATTAATTAGTGTCCTCGTAGGTGCAATCAGCCATGTTTATCTTAAATTTTTTAATATCTTCTGTGAGGTCTCTTTCTCTAACTCCTAAAACACCTGCTGCATCTTTGGTGGTTCTAGAAGCAGATAGAGCAAATATTATTAAAGATTCTTTTATAATGTATTTAATAGATTTATATAAAGGTATATTATATAATTTATTATTTATATATAAACTACTTAATTCTAATTTAATAGCTATTATCTCTTCTAAGGTTAAAGAATTTAATATAACTTCAAAATCTGAATTAATTCTTTTCTCTCTTAATAACTTATTCCTTAAAGAATATTTGCTGTACTTCCCTTTGTATGATCGTAACCTCTTCTTCCACACAGCTTACACCCTCTCATCTATTCATAAAAAAGTTTATCATATTACTTGACAACATGCTCTCATCATGTTATATTATAGTATGTTGTTTTTTATGTTGTTTTTTATGTTGTTTTTTATGTTGTTTTTAATTATCCCGATTCTCCGTATTCAGGAGAATCCGGTTCACTTACACTATTCTGGAGTTCATCTTCAAACTTATCGAAATATAGCTTTAAATTGGTTATTAGATAATCAACAAAGACTTCTTTGTCTTTTGCATCCGCTAAAGTATCATAGGCGTCTAAAATGTATTGAGAAATTTTTCTGAATGTTGTAAAGGCCATGTTTCTTCCAGTCTCATCCATTTCTTCTAAACCAGATCCAAATTCTTCCTGTTCGTCAGGTTCATCATCAGACTCTACTGGGACTTTTTTATTTTCATCAGGCTCTGATTCTGTATCAATTTCGACGTTAATTTCTTCTAACTGCTCTAGTTCGTCACTTATATCTTCATTGTCATCTATTGGGTCCAAATCATCTAGACCATCATCCTCCACATCTAAATCTGCATCTGCAGCGACATCCTCAGATGGAGGCTCAGATAATAAGCCACCAGCACCTTCTTGACCAGAAAGATATTTCCAATTAACTAGAGATGGAGCAAGAGCATCCTTGACAGCCTTTAAGATATGTGACCTGAAAGATTCTCTTTGGGATTTAGCAGTTGTTAGTCTCTTATAATCAGTACGAAGAGTGGGAACTGCCTTTTTAAGAACATCTTCTAGGATATTAATAGCAGTTGATCTATGAGGATGAATATCTGAAATGTCACCTTCTTTGATCAGTTGACGAATCATAACTCTTAATTGTTGTTCTTGATTTCTTCGTTCATTGAGGGATCTTTTAATTTTTTTTCGTATTACTTCTCGAATCAAAGTTTCTTCTTTATTCATTGTGTTTGCTCCGATACCACCAGAAACAGCACCAGAGGCACTAAGTTCTTTTAGTTGTTTAATAGATGTAATTTCTATTATATTTTTTTTCATTATTTTCTGCTCTTGGTTTTTGTACGTAATGTTCTTTTGGTACGACGTTTTTTTGATTCTTTAACATGATCTTTCTCATAATCCTTATCTTTTCGAAGGGCTTCAACATGATCCTTAAGGTCTTTGATCATTTTCTCCATTTCTTCAATTCTCTTGTCATCAGACATTTCGTTTTTAGCGTCATGCTCACTTTCTTCTTTTCCGGAATCTTCTTTGATGTAGTCTTTGTAATGTCCGTCATCAACTCCAGTTTTGTGTCCGTCTTTTCGCTTGTACTCATCTTTTCCGCCACCAAACTTATCTTCTTCATTAAGTTTTCCACCAGCCTCTTTATAACCTTCACGATATGCGTCCATCTCTTTCTCTGAGGGTCGCTTATCAAAACGAGCAAAATCAGGATCCGCGCCACCAGAAAT